TGATAGTCTTGAAGAAGCCATAGAAGAGATTGTGGTTCTCAAGAGTAACGGACGGCCAATCTTCGTCTACGGGACCAATGAACTCAACTATGACCAGATCGGCCTTGGAGAAATGCAGTTAAAGCGAGGTCTTCCAGGCCGGTGGGTCAAGGCGCAGGTGCATATTGACACGGGTACCGGTTCAAAGATTGGCCTGGTTACAGAAGAAAATAGTTATCAACCAAAAGAAACGTCCGAACCGTCCGAAACGTCCAAAACGTCCGAACCCAGATACGTTTAAAGGAGTTGCACTATGTCTCCAGCACACGGCCCGAAAGGAAACCCACACAATATTAAGAAGTCTCCCAAAAAGCGAACGGCCACACCATATAAAAAGAATAAGGCCACAAAGAAGAAAAAGTGACCACCTTAACGCTTCCTAAAACTACTGCCGGTATCTTTGAGGATATGGGGTATACCCCAACTAAGGGGCAACTGCCCATAGTTCTCTATCAGGGAAGATTCATACTGGTTACCGGAGGCCAACAGGCCGGTAAGAGTGAACTGGGAGCCAAGAAGTTTCAGGACCAACTTGATCAAGACATGGAAAAGTGGCAACCCTGTGTTTTTGATAAAAAAGATCCTTCAAAATGCCCCGGTCATGACGAAATTAAATACCCTCATCTTATTAATAATCGCTGCGATTCTACCCTAATCTACTGGTTGGTAGGGGCCGAGTACCTAAACTGTGAGGAAGAATTCCTACGCATCTACCAGGACCTAATCACGCTAGGTCTGCCCGCCACCAAATCCTCCAAGGTAGATACCCCCGGTTGGATTTATGTTAAATTCCCTGATGAACCTGTACCCCGTATCTCCATAACTGTGAAGTCCGAGGCCAGACCAGATGCTGCCTTTGCTAGAGTATCTCCTCATGGGATCCTGGCATGTGAGGCCGGTCAGCTTTCTTATAACACCTTCAATCTGATGAACTCTCGTACCATTGGACGGAAGAGCTGGCTCTGGCTCATAGGAACTATTGAGAAGGCCCAGCCCTGGTTCTCGTCAATGGCTATAGCGTGGACGATAGAGGAAGATGGACGTAAGTCTTTCCAGCTTCCTACCTGGTCAAATAACTTCCTATTCCCCCTTGGTATCGATGATCCTGAAATTCAGAGGATACGTCGAGAGAATTCTGATGACTTCTTCATGGAGCGTATCGCAGGGAAGTCAGTGCCTCCAGAGGGGTTGGTCTTCACGGAATTTAATATAGAGGTCCACGTTTCTGAGGATGTGGTCTATATCCCTGGAGAACCAGTCTACATATTTGTTGATCCCGGCTATGCCGGAATTCACGCTCTGGAAATTTGTCACAAGATTGATGGTCAGTACCGAGTTTTCGATGAATTCCATGAATCGGGTACTTTAACCAAGGACGCGATCTACTGGTGTACCCAGCAGGATTGGTGGCAAGATGCAAAAGAACTTGCCATCGATCCCTATTACCGGTCTGTGCATCACGCTCAAGGATCTATTGAGGAGATATGGAGAGACGAAACTGGGATGATAGCCGTTGATAACAAACGTTTGATTGTTGAACTATCTGATATTAGATTAGCCCAGTACCTGCATGTAAATCCTCAAACTAAGAAGTCTGGTCTAATCTTCAATCCTAAATGTGTTGGTGTAATCTCAGAGTTCGGTGCGATACCATCTCCACACTCAGGGCATGGTGAGGTACTTGCCTATCGAAAGAAGATAGGAGATCAAGGTGAGTCGATTGGAAAGAACCCTATCGCCGCCAACTGTGATGGTATACGGGCATTAGAGGCAGGAATCACCTATTATGAGGGCATGAATTCGGGCATAATCAGGCCAGGAATAACTCGTAGAGGCGGTCAGAAGTTCTCAAGTAGGCGTAAGGGCCAACTACCGCACGAGAGGCTGAAGAAATGACTGAACGTGATGAAAGGGTGTTGGCCCTACTTGAACACCTTTTGAAATCCACGATTAGCGATACAATTTATGCTGGGGCAGAAGGTCTAAACGGTATGATTGAATGCCTACATCTTTATGGCATAGACGATAAAACTCTTCTCGATTGGGGTTCGGCATCCTTCTTTATATATGACGTAGATTCTCCTGTGGTAGAATGACCGTGAAACTTTGGTTAGGTGGTGGTGGTGGTTCAGCAACTAAATGGTTCTCTAAACGGCTCTGTTAACAACATGCCTGGAGCCAGCCCACAGCAGCAGGCACGGCTTGAGGCATTTATCAAGCAGTACGAACCTGCTCAACTGCGCCGCCGAATCCAACTACGTGAACAAGCTCTCCAGTCCATCTATACACGATTTGACGGAGACTTTAATCTTCGCATAGGCAAACTCTTCTCCGGTATTGATAATGACCTCTACGATTCTGAAGATTTTCTCCATTACACCAGTAATGAGCCACAAAACTTTGGCAAGAAGATCACCAACTGGTACAACAATGCCTCTCTTATCATTCGTATTGATACCGAGGGACGCTCAGAACCCCTAACTCGTGTAGATTCTGCCAAGGAACGACTGGGCTATGGCTTCTTAAATGCCATCGACAAACGTCTAAAGCGTAAGGGTCAGAATCCTCTAAGGAATCAGAGTGGCTGGCAGATAGCCATACGTGGTCCAGTATTCGCACGCACGATGCTTAGGGTTGACCAACAGGGCGAGACGATTGTTGATGTCACTCCCTGGGACCCACGCAATGTGATCTGGGATTACGGCCCTGACGGGCTGGCCTGGTGTGCCTATAAGATCGCCAAGACTCGTGACCAGATTCAACGAGAATATGGCATCCAATTAGATAATGCCACTGATGAATTCAATGCCCAAGACCAGACCGGCATTGTTATTTATGACTTCTACGATGATGTAATCAATGCAGTCTTTACAGAAGACATGCAGATGCTGAAGCCACCGTCACCTCATATGATGCCTAGAATTCCTGTGGCTTACGCATTTGGCGGCACTATGCCATTACTGTCCAATGCCACAACATCAGGCTCGTCTTCTGGTACAGGGTCAGCCAGCAGTGCCTCTACTCCTGATGCCATCAAGTATTTCTCTGAATCTATTTATGAGAACAACCGTGAGGTTTATAAGTGGGAAAATTACTTGATGTCCATTGGCTTGCATCTAGCCGCTGAGGCACGAGATCCTAAGAAACTTATATCTTCCAATGATGGAACTCGCACCCTGGATGCTGATGCGTCTCTACCGGGAGCTGAGATTCCTATCTCCGTCCGCAACATGGAAAGCATAGTAAACATTCCTTCGGTTGAGATGACCAATACGGCATCTCAGATGCTGGGCTTGATACAGTCTCAGGTACAACAGGGTTCACTCTCTCCTGTTCACTTTGGTAATACGCCATTCTCACTATCCGGTTATGCCCTCAACTCTCTCGGGTCCACAGCAGAGGAAAAGATTCAGCCTGTGATTGAACAGGGTGAGGACTTCTACCTTATGATGCTGGAAATCCTGATGGAGCAATATGCTACTGGTGCATTTCCTGTCCTGACTGTCTCTGGGCGTAGTAGGGATGGTGGTGGGTTCAACGAGACCATCCCTCCCCAGGTTGCTCAGATTGGTGGCGAGATGACCATTGAGATGAATCCTAATCTGCCTGAAGATGATATCCAGAAGATTCAGCAGGCCCAGTTGCTACGCCAGCCCGGTGTGGATGGTATGCCTCTGGTGGACGACCAGTGGATTAGAGACAACACCATGAAGATTCGTGATGTTGATAATATGGAAGACCGTCTTAGGGGCCAACTGGCAGAGCGTGGATCGCCCCTGGCTACGGTTTACACTAACTGGCAGGCCGCAGTTAACAACGAGGATAATGAACTGGCATTTATATATCAGCAGCAGGGCCAGTTCATCATGTTCCAAATGTATGCAGCAACTCAGGGTATGATTGTTCCACAATTGCCTCCAGTTCAGGGACCTGAGATGGGTAGTCCTGCCGCTAATATGCAACAGAATACGGGTGGTGCTGGTGTGCCTCCACAGGCAAGCCCACCTCAAGCCAATGGACAATTGAACGCACCGAGCCAGCAGGCAGGGCCTAACGTGCCACCTGGACAGCCAAGACCCGGTGCCCAGGCACAACCAGGACAACCAGGACAACCGGGACAACCAGGACAACCGAGAGGATAAGTTATGGCACATAATGCAACAATAGAATGGCGTAACGGACAACTTGTAATAAAGAATGATGCTGGCGACGACATTACCCCAGATGTCGCTAAGACTCTTGCCGATAATTACAGAGATATTTCAGGCGATGAAAACATTGTGCCGGGTCGATCCGCAGCCCAAGTGGCTGCGGATCGAGCAGAGTTGCTGGGCGTAAAAACACCAATGGGAAATACCCGTGCTCCTAGTACTA